GTCTTGCACCGCACCAGACATGGCAGCGTCAAAGTCACCGAATTGCGTGGTCTCGTACTCCATGACACGCTCAAGCATTGTGGATGCAAGGCGACCCACAGGGTCTTGATCCATGTAGCGGCGTGACACTTCGGGCTTGGCTTGGCGACCGTACAGGGCAGGGAACAGCACTTGGATGTTTGACCACAGGATGTTGAACTTCATCCTTGGCATCTCAATGGCATCACGCTCATCCCGATACCGCTTGACAACCTTTAAGCCGCGCTTCTCCCACTTGTCAAATATCTTGATGGCGGTCTCAATCTGGTCATGCCAGTACGGGCCTGGGTCTTCGCCCTCATATGCGCCGTTTTCTTCGTACATGATCAGTTACCGCTGGCAAAGAAGAATGTCACATCTAGCGTATTGCCCTCGGTTGCGTGTAGGCTAGTTCCCACATTGGCGGGGAATGGGTGATACCCGACAGCCGGTGTAATTGTGCCGCACATAACTGTACCGTTTGCGCCACCGTCTCTAAGCACTAAAGTGCCTGAGCTGGTGCTGTTAACGTAAAAGCCAAGCAACTGGCATGGGCCTGTTGTGACTGCACCTGTGGCGGTGATGTTTTTATATGCACCGACTTCTGCTACTGGCTGGCTCATATGCGTTCCTCTTTATGTTGCATCTCAAAGTCCCACAGCTCATCCAATGTGATGGTTTGCAGGGTCTTGCCCTTGGGCGGTGTCTGATCTTTTGCTTCTTGTCTATAGGCTACTGCAAGCATTCTAAACGCATCTGCGGGGTGTGAGCACCAGTCATGGCGCGGAGTTTGACGAAATGTTTTCTTATCTTCATCATATTCCCGCTGATATTGCCTTAACGCTTCCAACCCCTCATCGCATCTGGAGTCAAAGTAACAAATGGGCAGAATCATCCGCACCGCTTGGATGCCGTCTTGTATGCCAATCTCAGGCACTATTGCCAACTTACTCATGCCACCCAGATGTGCCGCCAATTGCTCGACAATCGATTTACCCCCCGAGGCCAAGGTTTTGGCTTTGGCATCATGCGGCAAGAAGTGGCGGGTGTATCGGTAACCCTTGGCTATGACCGCATCACAGATTTCCTCAATGCTTGCGCCTGATACGGCGTAATAGTCCATTACCCTGATCTCACCCCTAATTACCTGATACCACCAAATGGCGGTATCGTCCCGATAGCCTAAGTCCCATGCGGTAAATACTGGCGAGTCAGGCTCAAACGGCAACTCACATATCCTGCCCTCATCATCAGCTAAGCGCATTTCCTGACCAAAGAACGCTCCCAGCAAGGCGGCATCAAAACTGCATTCATACTCTTGGTCGTACTGGTCTTGGCTTAACTGTGACCGAGCTGCCTGCAATTCTGAGTCTGGCAGCAGCTTGGACACTGAGGCCGGTAGGCGTAGCAGAAACCAATCTGGCACTACTTGGCTCACTTTGTAAATGTCGTGAAATTGGTTTTTGCCCTTTGGCGTTCCCCCAAACACAGCCCAGCCGAGACGGTCACTCAAACACGGTCTGATGATGTTTCCCCAGACGCTTGGCCTGAAGTCACCGTATTCGTCCATGTAAACACCGTTAAAGCCCATGCCCCGCATTGAATCAGCGTTATCAGCGCCAAACAACATGATCTTTGCGCCGTTCACCAGCTCTACCATCAGGTCGGCTTCGTTTGTGGCTTTGGTTACTGGTGCGGCGTAATGCTTGAGGTAATCCCATGCCACCCGCTTGGCTTGGCTTCTGAATGGGGCTATGTAGGCATATTGTGCGCCCCGACCGCTTTCGGTGATGGCTCGTTTGATCAGGTCATTGATTGCCGCTACAGTCTTTCCGGCTCTACGGTGGGCAAGTAGGCATGACCATCTCTCTGTCCTCAAGTGAAACGGCATGAAAGCCGCCCTTGGGTGGTAAGGGATGATTACTTCACGCCGCCCCATGTCACCACCATTTCTACCGGCCCATCATCCTTGCCGGTGATCTCTGTTCTTGCCAACTTGGGTACATGGTACTCAACCACCGATTGAAATAGCTCAAAGGCTTTGGCGGGGTTTGGCTTTATATCGTGGTCAGGAACGCCGTTAGCGACCTGATCAAGCCAGTGCTCTAAGCGGTGTGAGTTGTTGTCAACAAACATGGCTATGGCCTGCCTAGCTTCAACTGTGCGCTTGTTTGGCAGTCCTGATGGTCGACCAGGGCCTGCTGTTGTTTTATCGCCTTTTTTAAACGCCATAAGTTAAGGTTGCTTTACAATATGGTTTTGGAGGATTTGTGATGAAACTGATTATAGTTAAGAAGTCCGATTCTGGCTACACCGTTGAATTTGACCAAGAGCTGACCGATTCGCCGGAAGATGATCAAGACGCTTTTGTTGCTGATGCCATAGCTGCCCTTGAAGATAAGCTAATGTCGTTGCGGTATGACTCACTTTCTTGAGGCATCTTTCCAGCCGCGCTGTTTGATTTTTTCTTCGTAGGCTTTGATTTGGTCAATCAATTGTTGGTCAATGATTTGGAATACGCCAGCCTTGCGCTTTTCTAATGCGCCAATCACTGCATCGTGTATCTGGCTTTCATTAAATGGCTTGCCGTTTTTGTCTACGGCGTTTTCGTATTCTTTGCGTATTGTGTTGTATCGGTCACGCATAAATACTTCAGATGGCACATTACCTATGCCGCCCACATATTTGCCGCTAAAGTCTGTTGTATAGCTTGGGTTACCAGATGGCGATAGTGTTAAGGGTTTTTTGCCATGCGACATTACCACATTTAATCCATACCCTCGCGGCACACCCAGCAAATCTTCAGCAGTAATTGCGTTGCTTATGTCTTGGCGGTTAAATTTAAAATATTTTTCGTTGTCTTCGGTGTACATTGACCGCACAAACTTTTTGCGTAATTGCCCATTGTTTACATCAAGCAATTGCGCTCTACCCTCTGGCGTGTTGATGCCTGCAAATTCTGGGTAATCCTCTTGTACAAATTTATTTATTTCGTTTGCCTTAGATTTTGCAGCTTTACGTTTATCAAATAAATCAATTAGCACCGTGGTGGGTTGCACTGAATAATTTTCTGAAAACGCTCCCATTGTGGTGGGTGTTTGTAAAACAACGCCCGAGCCACCAGCGTCTAGATTTTCTTTTCTTGCAACATCCACACGGTCTGCAATTCTGTCAACAATGCTTTTGGCAGATGCGCCGCCAATATTTTTTTGTTGATGTAAGACATCCATCAAATGCCCTTGCCCGCCGGTAGTAATTAGCGGGTTTAGCAATGTTTCATCTGATACAGACTCAATTCGGACGTTTCGGCTGGAATTGTCCCAAGGTATTGTGCCTATGCTTGCGCCCTTGTATTTTTGTATGTCAAACGCTTGCGGAGCTACAAGGCCACCCAGATCAGTTCTTTGATACCTTGTGCCAACTTCTGGCGGCATCCTTGGTCTGGTCGGCATATAAATAAATTGAGACTCAGGCGTAATTGTTCCCAACAATGACCGTGTGGGCTGGCCTGTGAGCTTGTTGCTGATTTCTTGCCCCGCCAATTTTGCATATCCTGTTACCGCCGGTTTCAGCACTTTTGCGGTCGCTGGTGTCATGTACCCGCCCAGCTCCTCCATTCCCGCCGTTTCTTGTCTCGGTATGGTTGTTCTTGGCATCATGCCCAAAATGTCAGCACTGGTCGGCAATACTGGTGTCGGGCTTACGTTTACACCGCCAGCGCCATATAACTTGTTGATGCCCATCCGACCAAGGGATTCAAGGTCGCCGCCTGCACCAATTACTGATGCAACACCGCCCCGACCCAATGATTCCAAATTGCTGCCAACCGCTTGACCGTAACCTTTGATCATTCCAAGCAGGTCGCCAGCCGTGGCTTTCTTGCCGTTTTTCAGCGTAATCAGCGTGTCAGCCGTGATCGGGCCGGTATCTTGTCCATACCCACCACTTAGCGCCGCAGCCATGTCACGGTAATCAGCCATCAACTGTCTCCCGCATTTTGATCAAGCCGTTAAGCATTCTGCTTTTAGTGTTATGCCATTGCTTGCTAAAGTCGCAATCCTGATAGTGCTCGAACTCAGGTATGCCCAGCGTGTAATGGGCAATTCTGGCGTTCTTGTTGTCCTGTTCGCCAATCAATACGTTCCATTCTTTCGGTAATTCACCGATAAGTGAATCGGGCAACCAACCGAATCGGTGCAAGTCTGAGCCGCTGTGGTCGTCCACAAAGTCAGGTGTCAGCACTCGGTTTCTTAGGTGGTCGCAATTCCACAAAATTAGGCTTGACCAGTTCTTTCTAGGGTAATCCCTGTTTGCCGCTTCCATCGGTGTGCCAATGTACTTTTTTGGGTGCTTGGTCAGGTAATTGTGCTTAACAACTTGTACCGCCTTGGTCGGGTCAAACAGCTTGGCAAGGTCGTCAATGTTGGACAGCATCAGCATATCGCTTGCGTCTAAGAATATTGCTTTACCTGTGAACTTGGTGAAGTAGGGTACTAGAAACCGCTGATAAGTGAATGCGTTTGTGCCGTCCCGCTGTGTACCGTATAACGGTGTTATGGCAACCGGCTCGCTGGTGCGCTCAATTAGGCTCTGGCAAAACACATGGTAGCCAACAGCCTCCCTTGGGTCATAACCAGCAAATACCCTGATCATTTTAATGACAATAGATAGATTGTGCTGTCAACCAGTGCGGCAATCTCATCCACAATGTTTTGCAAATGGCTGTCGTCTGGCAAAGCATCACGGTTTTTTTCTATGTAGGTTTTGATGCTGGCAAGATACTTTTGCGGGTCTTTGGCATTGTGAAAATTCTCAGGAAAGTCCTTGATCTTTTCGTAACAGCCTGAATACGCCTCTGCGTAGTTGTCCGCCAAATCAACAATGGCTGGGTAGTATTTGCCCAAAGCCTTATGTGTGGCGTATGAATCGGTGCTCAGGTGCATGAAATGCGTCACCGTGGAGCTGTGAAACAGCGTGGAAATAAAGTCGGCTACGTCTTTTTTCATGGTTATCCTAAAAAAAGCAGGGGTCAATGCCCCTGCAAAGGAGACAACTGCGGCTCAATTGTAAACGTTGGAATGGGTACGTCAACAGGCCATAGCCCTTGAATGTACAGTTTTTTTACGGTGGCAATGTGTGCCTGTTCCCACATTTCTTGCCGTTCCTCTTTGCTCATGTCTTTGCCTTGGTCAATCTCGTAATGGCATTTAAGGCACAGTGCAGCCACCAAATTGTCGTCAGCCTTAACGCCCCGACCTTTGCCACCACCCCAATTTGTGTGCGCCGCTTGCACCATGTTGCCCGACCCACAGGCTTGGCAATCAAGACCCGCTACCAGTTTGAGTAACTTTTTTGACCTTACATATTGATGTTTTTGGAACATGGATACACTTCTTTTTAGTTGCCGTTTTAAATGCTTGCGGTGATTATTTTGGGTCGGCCTTGTGCCGATCCCCTTTTTATTCCTCTAGCGCCCGAAACTTTACGCCTTGCTGTGCGCCAAACATAGATGACAGCTCAATCAGCTCGGTCATTTCTGCCACGCTCATTTTGCTTGTCCTTGCGCCAATAACCACAAACCCGCCCTCAATGCCAGGCACGATCTTTTGTTTTTTCAGTGCGGCAGTTAACACATCTTTCCATTCTTCCTTGTGTAGCTTTTGACCGTACCAGACCACTTGTTGGGCAATGTCCTCAAGGTTTGCCCACATTAGCCGGTTTTGCTCAAGGCTTCTCACTTGATTACCCCAATCATGCGTAAAGCCACATCAGGGCTGTCTACAACCGCCAATGCGCCGCCTTTCCAACTTCCATGCCACCTTAGCTGGTCTTCATTCAAAGACCTCTTAGACGGCGGTTTAAAGCCGTCCTTAACTTCCATAAGAAGGGTTTGGCCTTTATAGCCCACCAGCAAATCAGGTACACCCTTGCCAACACCAGCCAAAGACTGCACCGTAGCGCCAGCCGTTCGTAACGCCGTGACCACCGCCTCTTGATTTGCATCAATTTTTGCCGCCTTCATTGTTCATTCTCCTGCGTAGGTCGTCAGCTTCATCTTTGCCTCGGCGTTTTTCAATATCGTCAATCGTTCTTTGCCACCAAGCGTAGGCTTCTCTCTTGCCAACCGCCTTGATTTTCGTTTCGTACCGCCTGATCCAATCCCTCGCTTCCATCGTCCGCAAGGTCTCCTGTATCTCTAAGCGCTGTTCGGATGACTGATTGGCTAAATTGTTCCCCGTCTTTGAGTCTGGCAAGGATTGAATTGGCAATTTTTCTGTGCTCATGGTTCATTTTAGAATTCTTCCCCGACATCGTGCCAGCTTTTAGCAGGTGTCTTTTTCTCATTTTTATTCCATTGGTGCTTTGAGCACTTAGGTTTTTCGCCATCAGAATGAACTGACCAACGGTTTGGACAACCTTGGACTGAACACATTAAACGCAGTGTGTCATCGAAAGAATCGTCTTTTTGCTGAGTGAACTTAGTTATTGCCATGATATTTCCCCTCCACGATTTTTGCAAAATTGCTTGGTTTGAGTATCCATTCCAAGTCGGCAACAAATGCCCGACCGTCCTTGCTGTTAACCCTGCCGGTCAAAAATCTGGATTTGCCAACAGATTGAAAAAACTCACCCCACCAGTTAAGCACATCAGATGCGGTAATGTCTTGCGCTTGCGCCAGCTCTGCCGCCACCTCCCGCCATCGTTGCCGTAGGTAACCAGCTCTGGTTTCGTTCCAAACCTCCACTCGCCGCATTGTGGGCAGATTCTGGTGGTACAGCTCAATGACTGCCTTGTGGTCACAGCCAGGTAACTTTTTTGCTGATTCAAGTTCACCGTCAGGTGGACATAAAGAGGGTTTTAATTGGTTATTGGTTATTGGTTTATCGTTTATAGTTGCCTTAGCGATGGGTTGCGAGTCGGTAGCCAGTGGGTTCTTTTTGCGTCCACCAAGGCGACCGTTTGCCCTGTTTTTCTCAGCCATTGCGTGATATTGCTCTATAACTGTTTCGCATCGACCATGATGCCAACCTGTCTCAGTTAGCTTAAACATATCTTGCAAAACAGCTTTAACCACTTCGCAATCCAACCGCAACCGCTTGGCAACCCACTGGGTATCCAATGGGATTTGGTTTTCGGTGTCGTAATACATATCCAGAAGTCGGCGGTAGGCCAAATCTTCGTCATTGGATAAATGAGCTGTGGCGGCACGATAGTCGCCAATATTAAATTGAAAATAGTGCATAGAAACCTTACTTCATCGGTCATCTTCACAAAAGAAACATTGGCAGGACGGTGAAGAATCGTCTTTTCGGGAGCTACCCTAGCCACGTTTCAACAAATCTTACACCACAAACCATTGTGGTCGCAAATCTTTCAATCTTCGCAATTGCAGCTCAGGAACAGCAACCCACTGGCAGACCGCCGACCGGCTGATGTTCAATAGTCGCGCAAGCTCAGCCTGTGAGCCTGCCAACTGGGTTAATTGCTGTTTTGTCATGCGGGCATTGTAAAGGTAGATTAACAATTTAGCCACATTAGGGAAAACACCTAGACAATTATTGTTTAGTTACCTTAACAATGCACCCATGCCCCAGCAATTTCGCATAGGGTCTTTTAGGAGTAAATATGAAACACATCGAAACACTGCCTTACAACGATGCTCGCATCATGGTCAGAAGCGGTTTAGATCATCTGCAAGTCAAGCACTTTGACATGACCGAAATGATGGATTGCTATTTTTGCCCAGTAACCGGCAACCTCTGGCATTGCTACCTTGGTCAAGTTGACCTTTTCAACATCCTTGCCGACACCGTGATTGCCCAGCTTGAGCGCGAATATGCGCCTTTGATTGAAAGAAACGACTATGTTTGATATTGAGAAATACAAAAAACCCACCGATTGGGCGCAGGTTGCCCTCTGGATTGTTTCGGTA